ATTAAAGATACAAATGTTACACAAATATCAAGAAAATTAAATGACCGTAAAGGCCCGTATAAACAAATGATGTCCGTGTTAGAAGGATGGGATTTTGTTAAATTGGTATTTTTAATCAACGCCATTAATAATGGTGAAAAAGAATTTGAATCAATATTATGGAAATTAGATAATGAAAGATTTACCTATGCAATTGCCACTGTATTTGATACTGAAGTTCAGGAAAGCTGTGATTACTGTGGTGGTGATGGTGAGATTAGTTGTAGTGAATGTGATAGTTCAGGTGAAGTAGATTGTGATGAATGTGGGGGTGAAGGTCAAGACGACGAAGGTGAAACATGTTCAAATTGTGATGGTAGTGGTAGACTTGATTGTAATGAATGTGGGGGTAGCGGTCATGAAGATTGTTATGACTGTGGTGGCACAGGTGAACAACAAAAAAGCGACGCTTACGAATTAAAATTAGACTTTTATTTTAGTATTAATGAAGAATTAAAATCAGAAATTAGTAAACTTAACAGATATGACAAAATTGACTCTGACACAATCACAGATTATGAAGATACAAATGAAACTATATTAGTATACGCATCACCGATGGCAATAGAAGTTGAGACAAATGAAGAATTAGAATATAATACCGAATATTTTTATGAAATAGATACTGCTGGATGGGTTGGTAATACGGCTAGTAGCCCAAACTTTGATTTAGATTATTAAATTAAAAAGTTTCTAACCGACTGAGTGTCTTTTTTGAAGTCCTCTCTGAAATTCTTTGTAAACTCCTCATTTTCACAGTATACCTCAACATGTTCACTGAATACCCAATCCATACAAAGAAGAGCAATTAAATGGTTTTCTCTGTCCATAATTGGTAATGAAACCATAGATTGTGTTCCAAACTTTTTAATTAAAGCTCTTGTTGCAATATCAGGGATAAGTTCACAATCGTGAATAAATAATCCGTCCTCCATAGTTTGTTTAATCAACCAATTATAGTGACTTACAAACACATTTTGTATTTTTTCAGTTATTCTTTCAAGTCCATCAGAACATCTTTCATATGTTACAGACGCTTTCTGCATCGCTGATGATGTGTAAAAATTTCCACCATTATGAAACTGAATGACATATATTCTATCTGCGTTATATTTTCTTCTGATTTCTCTTAAAGTAGAGTGAACAATTTCATCTGTTTCAATTTGTTGAGAAAGTTTGTTTCTTGAGTTTTGTTTCGCTCTTTTTTCCTTCATCATATTGAAGAAACCCGCAGTTATTAATGCTATAACAATTGATGTGACTGAGGTAATAATTGTTGGTAATAGTTCCTTCACCTGTTCTTTCTTTAAAAATTTATTTAACTGATTTATAAATAGTTTAAAAAATAAAAAAGGGTTTAAATAACCCTTTTTTTAATGTGGTACCCCCGAAGGGATTCGAACCCCTGACCCACAGATTAGAAATCTGTTGCTCTATCCTACTGAGCTACGAAGGCAATTATTTGTCACAAATATAGACAAAATTTGGGACAACATCAAATTTTCTTGACAACGTATCTGTAACCTGAGTCAGAATTCAATTGAAGAATTGATTTAAATTCTTCAGCTTTATTCTCATCATCAAATTCTAAAATTTCATCCTGAGAATTTAAAATAATAACAGGTAATTCTTTCTTATCTACCTTAATATACTTAACAATACAATACATAATTAATAACCAAAATGTGTTCCACTATAATTATCCCATTCGTCATCAAACGAAAATTTTACTTTATCATATTTTTCAATAATAATAGATGATTTTTCTTCAATAAAGTTTGGGTTTGAAATAAACTCTTTCCATGTGTAAAAATCATGTAAACTTTCTAATACCTCCAAAGGAACTAATATAAGTTTATCATGTGTTAATCCTTTAACATCATCTCTATATTTTTCTGATATTTGTATTTTGTTTTCCGACATAACAATTTAAGTATAATAATACTTATTGCAAAATTCAATTTGTCTTAATAAATTTTTATTAATATATTTGTCATTATGAGTGGAATATTGGTGCTTAATTCAGATTACAGTCCATTAAATGTTACATCGTTTAATCGTGGATTTAATTTAGTATATAAAGGAAAAGCAGAGATTGTTAAATCATCTGACGAGCCAGTTGTATGTGGTATCGTAAAACTCGTTAGACCCGTTATTATTAGACTTTTAAACTACGTTTCAATCACTCGTAGACGAATTCGTGTTAATCGTCACAGAATCATGAAACGTGACCACAACGCTTGTGTTTATTGTGGTAGTAAAAAAGACCTCACAATAGACCATATCGTTCCTAAATCAAAAGGTGGTGGTAATACATGGGATAACCTAGTTACGTGTTGTATAACGTGTAATTCGAAGAAAGGAGACAAGTTATTGAGTGAGACTAATATGAAGTTAATGAAAAAACCCACAGAACCTACTATATTTTCGGATTCTGTGGGTCAATCTTTACAAAAAGTTTGGATTGATTTTCAAAAAAGTTTTTAGATGTCTTTTATGATTGAACTTTTTAATTTTTGTTCTAAAGACTTAATATCATCTTTAACGCCTTCGATATAATCGTGAAGATGTTGTCTAACACCTTGTTTGATTTGTTTATCGTCAAATTTAATTGATTGGGATACAATACCTTTTAATCCCGTTTGTTCACCATTATTTGTTTGTGAAGATGTTTCAATTGCTTTTGATATTGCCTCAGGGACATCATATTCATTTCTAAACATATCTTTAGCAGATACTTTATCTAATTCTGATTTAATACTTTTACCAAGTTCAGACGATGGTGAAACTTCCAATTTGCCTAAGATATATTCTATTGCTCTGTTTTTAAATTCAGATTCTTTTCCTTGAAAAACAACGTCAAATGATTTTTCAAATTCTGCATTGGTTGCTTCATTGATATTATTATTTCTAAATTTAGTTAACGTATCGAAGAATTTTCTATAATTTTGTTTGTTAAACTGTTCTGATAGGGTACTCAAAGATTTTTCATTCTTCTTTGATTTTAATTTGTTTTGAATAGTTTCTTTAATCATTTTACCTTCCTGAAATACTTTTAATTTAGTTTTCACTCTACTTTCTAAATCCGTTTTTAACCAATTTGAATTTTTTGAATTACACATTTGAATAGCCCTTTGAACTGTTTCACTTCTATCTGAAGATGATTTTAAAGCATTTCTTAAATTAACACATAAATTTCTGTTAGCACCTGCCGATAAAATTACTTCAGCACTTGAGTCCGCAGGTGTATCTGAAAGTCTAACGTTTTTAGTTCGTCCTTCTTCACTTCTACCACCTGAAACATATGGTGTAACTTCTTCACCACTATCCTTTAAAAACTTAGTAAATAAATCACTCTTCCTATCAACACGAGTAAGTTCGTCTCTCATCCAAACTTTATGTAACGACAATAATCTAACAATTGGATGCTGGTAAATTTGATGTTCTCCACTATCTTCATCCATCCAAACATCATTATCCCAGTCAATATCATTGGCATCAAAACCACAAAAATCAGATGGTACTAAATTACCATACCAACCTTTTTCACCTGACCATTCGATAAATTCTTTAGCCTTTTGATTTAATTTATCAACTCCTTCTCTTTTATATTTTTTTTCAAATAAATTACCTAAAGTCCAAGGCTCGCATTTTCTTTTTTCTGATTCAATTTGTTTTTCAAACCCAACATCAAGACCTTCACCAGTTTTTAACCAATTTTCGTTTTCATCTTTAATTTGTTTACCTAACGCTTGTAAAGCTGAGTTAGGTGAATTAAGTAAAAATTGAATAAACTCATTACCATATTCTTCCCAAGCGATTTTAATAGAATCAGCATCGTCTTGGATATTTGAAATAATATCTCTAATATTTTTTTGTTTGAAAAAACCAACACGAAAACTTTTTAACCATTTTCTGAATTTATTTGACCTATCAATAGTATTAATTGGAAATTCAACTTTTTTAGATAATTCAGTTTGTTGTTGTGGTGATAATTTTAAAAAATCTCCTTTGTTATCCTTCCAAGCCAGTTTTATACAATTATTTTTAAATGACATACCTTTTTTATTTTCAAGTTTGTCACTACCACATTTAAAATCCGGGCGATTTACTGACATCCAAGCTCTAAAAGCATCACCTTGAGCTTGGTCTTTTGGGTGGTCTAATGTTACATCAACCTTACCACTTTTTTCAGGAGTATCCTTTTTAGGTAATTCTTTTGTACTATCACCTTTTTTAGGTAATTCTTTTGTACTATCACCTTTTTTAGGCAATTCTTTTGTACCATCACCTTTTTTAGGTAATTCTTTTGTACCATCACCTTTTTTAGGTAATTCTTTTTCAATTAAAAGAGTATTTTTATTCATATATTCCATCAATATGACATTTCATATGTTTCACCATTTAAAACTAATTGAACTTTACTATCACTAATAACTTTAACAGAAGTAAAATCGGATATGTCATACCCATAATCAGTTTTAATTTTATCTATAATTTTAGTGTCGGTTGAAGTATTAATATCTCTAGGATATGTTGTTGGTATTATTTCATCTTCCTCAGTTTTTTTAGGTTCACCTTCAACTACTGACCAATATTCATTCTCTCCTTGTGTTACTTTTTTAATAATATTTTTTGTATTATCCATAAATGTAATAGTTAAAACATCATTATCAAATAATAAACTTTTGATATTTTTTTTAATGTTTGGGTCACTACCTGCAGAACCGGCATAATTTGCAATAATAAAATTTTGTAAATTTTTAGGTAAATCACTAAATGATTCTTTATAAGTTTCTTTCCATACATCTTTGTTTGAACCATATCTAAGCCTATCCCAGTTATACCAAACACCACCACCTAATAATGCAAGTCCTAATACTACTAACGCACCTTTCTTCCAACCTGATAAACCTTTCTTTAATTCGTCAACAGAGTCACCGGCCATACCCTCAAGTTCTTTCTTACCTTGTCTAAAAATTTTCATTCTTTCTAAGAATGATTTTTCATCACCACTTAACTCAATCATATAGTTAACCATTTCTTTTTGTGTTACACCAGCATTAATTATATCATCCTCAATTAGTTTTAAATCGGACATAGGAATTGGTTTTTTACCTAATTTTTTGGCTTGTAGTTCGTATAATTTATACATATTTTCAACCGAAGGAGTTGTAATTGATTTAGTTTTAAGTGAAGTTAATTCAGATGCTAATCTTTCTTTTAGATATTTTTTCATTTGTACTCCTAAATCAGTTGCGTCAATTAACTGATTTTGTAATTTCACATATTCCGTATATTTTTCAGGAGACATTCTACTAATATATTTATCATAAGTTAACCCTGGTTGAATTTCAGAATATGAACCATCAGCCCTTTTTGTAAATCTATTAATGATTTGATTTAAATCAGGATTTGATTTTATAAAAGTAGTTTCTACCAAATTTTTAATTCTATCATCATTACTTCTTATTAATGACGCTAACAATTTATCTTCTAATGTTGGTGACAGAGTTCCGGCTTTTAATTTTTGTAAGTTTTTAGCGAAAATTACGCTATCATCACCTAAAGCGGTTTTGAGTGTTTTTTCTAATGAAGGTATTTCTTTTTTTTCAAGTGACGTAAAAAGTTCGTCTGATGATTTATTAAAAAGTTTAGATAAATCGTCAATAAAAGATGAAGGTATTTTACCTTCAATCAACAACGGCAAACCACTAATTTCTCTAAATCTATTAATTTCTGATAAAATTTCTTTTTTCATTTTTTCTTTTTTTTATAAATATGTGTTAATTTGTAATTGGTTCATCAGAAATTTGTATTTCGTCTTCTAAATTTAAACTCTTTAAAAATTCTTCATCTAATTTTCTTAAATTTTCATTAAGTTTTTTCATTTCGTTTTCAACGTCAACTCCTTTTTTCCCACCCGAAATTACCTCATTAATAGCCTTTTTACATTCTATACCAAGACTACCTGATTCAAATTTTGTTTTAATTTGATTCATTGTTTGACTATCTAAAGAACTTAAAGTTTGTAAAATTTTATTTTGTTCTGTTTCATCAAAATACGAAAGGGCTAACTCCCAAAGTTTTTGTTCTTCTTCATTAATATTTTTACCTATTTTTTGACTAAAAATATCATTAATTTTTTTAACCAAAAATGTAACAGCAGGTGTTCCATAAACTAAAATATTAATTAAAGGATTAGATATTTTTCTAGCTATTGGTGCTTTAGCAGTTTTCTTAATACCATCCACCACATCTTTACTCGCCTTTTGAACAACGTCTTTATATTCTTCAGTACCAAGTTCTTTAATAACTCGTTGCTCTTGGGGTGTCATATTTTTTAACAAGTTATCAACTTGTGTTTTGGTTGAATTAGTAGGTAAAGATTTTAATTTTGATTCGACAGATTTGATGACTTCATCACCAAATTTTGCAGATTTTAATGCCGCCTTAACCGGACCTGATGCCATTAATAAAGGTAAAAAGACATACGCCAAGTCCATTTTAATTGCATCATTATCTTGAGCATCAACACTTTTCTTTAAAGAATATAAATTAAGAGCAGTATCGGCCGCTAACTCAAGAAATATTGTTGCCGAAGGTCCTAAACCTAAACCACCTGATAATATTGCAATCGCAACCATACCACCCAACTGTATATATAATCCGTATTCATTCCAAAACGCGCTTTCACAAGGTATTTTTGTTGAATCCCATTTCGCCATAAAAGATTGTCCTTTAGAATTTCTATAATATTTCCCAACAATTCTACCATTTTTATTTTTTTTGGTTCCATTCATTATTTCTTCGAAGAATGACACGACAGCCTCTTCGTCACAATTTTGAAGAGCGTAATCAATTGCTTCTTTAGTAAATAACTTATTAATTAATTCATTACTATATGCTTTATCTATTGTTTCTTTTTTATTTTTTTCTTCATATAAAACAATTAGTTCATCAAAAACCTCATCTTTAGTTTTTCCTTGTATATAAACTTTTATTTTTGTATTAGGTTCTGTCCAATAATTAAATTCATAACCCCCATAATCACCTGTTGTTTTATTATATTGTGTTAATGGTAATTCGGTTGGGAATTTTGAAAAATCAAAAATTTCAGCGTATTCTTTTTCTTGAATTTGTGACATTTCTCTTCTATGTTTTTCTTGATTTATAAACTTAGAAGCATCTGATTGTGGTTTATCTCGTTGAGCCGTTATATCAACTTTTGGTATTTTTGACTTAGGGTTATATCCACTTAAATCGGCGGTTAAATCTTTGTAAACATCATAAACTTTTTTACCTTTAAACATACCCTCGTTAAAAGTTGCATTTGCTGCTTTATTAATATAGGAATTACAAAACGCCCCACTTCTTTCTAATTGATTTTTTTGTGCTAATTTTGGGTAAGAGTTATTAAACCATTCTCTAAACGCATCACCCTCTGTTTTATTTTTAAAAATACATCCCGAAGCAACTGCCCTTTGTTCTGTTTTATTTTGTTGAGCACCTGTTTTTTGTTTTTGAAGTTCATCTAACAATTGACCTGATGTTTTTCCAAATAAATTTTGCATTTGAAAAGGGAATGCGGGTATTAATGTTGACTGAGGACCTGTTGGTTTAATACCGGCGTTTAATCCTTTAGATTTTCTATTCTCGTAATTTTTAAGAGATTTTACGTAAATATCATTTTCCAAAACTATAGACGCCGGAGTAGGATTTGGTTTATTGAATCCTTGTAAACCAAAATCAGGGCTTATTGCTCCATACCCTGCGTCTGAAAATCCTTTTTGAATTTTCATTAAATCAGGTAAAGTAGTCGCCCTTAATCCATTTAAATAAGTTTCCCATTCAGGTCCTGAAAGTGTATTATTTTTAGATAATTTTAAACCTTGTTGTAAAATAGTCGGCCAAGTGTATTGTTCAGTTATTAACTGAGTATTTTCATTCAGTGTCTTTGACGAGTCGTAATTCATCATTAACAATACTCTTTCTAATATTTCTTTTTGATTACTATTCATTACCAAATTTGATTTGCGGTACCTCGTTTAACACCCGAATCCCATTTTTCACCTTTCTTACCTAACATATTAGCCTTACCTCTGACAGTCGCATATAATTCATTCCAATTACTGCCTCTTTTATTCGTGTTAGATGTTCCACCTCCAGCAGCAGGAGCTGCTGCGTCTTGCTCACCTAATTCGTCTTTACTACCTTTTTTTCCATTATCAGTAGTTAATTTTTTAAGCAATGAAATTATGTAATCAACGTCGTGTATCATTATTACATAAATATAAGTTAACCAATAAAAAAAGTGGAGTTATTAGAATAAAAACGAAGGTGGTACTTTCTTTGGATTTGAACTATAGTATTCTTCCATAAATGATGTCAGTTCATCAGTATCAATTTCATATTCCTTTTCATCTGACGCTTCTTCATCAATTATAAGTTCGTCAGTATCTTCTTCATATATAATTGGGAAATCACTTGATTCGTAATCATAGTTTTCCAAAATGAAAAAACCGGACTTTTCAATAAAGTCCAGTTCAAATTCATGTTCTCTTATTTCATCATCACCATCTTCCTCTAATCTAAAACTAACCTGTAGTATTTCAGATTTTGGATTATAGTAATAATCAACTATTTCTTTGATGTTCATTTTACAAAAGTCTCTTAAACCAATTTAATGATTCACTGATATCTTCTTTAACTAACGGAGCTTTTGATTTTAGTTTGATACTTTCCTCAATTTCTTCCATAGAATATCCTTTAGTTCCACACTCACATGTTTCACCTTCTTTCATTTCACCACATTGTTCACATTGTTCTCCCTCTTTCATAGATGAACACTGTTCACACATTTCACCTTCATATAAACCATTACATTGTTCACAAACTTTTTTAAGTTTTCTATTAACTTCTTTGTTCGTATATTCTTTAACTTCACCCATATTAGATACTGTAATTCCTTTTTCATCTAACGCCAAATTTTCTACATTAAGTATCTGTTCTTTTGGTGTGTTAAATCCACGAGTAACATATCCATCATATTGACTTTTGTGTTTATCTTGTATTGATTCTTTTTCTTCTTTAGTAATATTCAAAAAAAATGCGTTTCTCATATATAATTGTTTTCTAGATAAATATATGGTTGATTGAATAATATTAATTTATTATATTTTACACATGGAAAAACCTTACCAACTATTACAACCAGTTTTTAAAGACCATCGTGGGTCTTTCACCCCAATTAAACTTTCTGACAAGTGGGTTCAATCAAATATTAGTATAAACGACGATATATTTGTATTTCGTGGATTACATTATCAAGATGAACCAATGGCTCAAACCAAATTAGTTTCCGTTATTCAAGGAAAGATTATTGATTTTGTTATTAACTTGGATAAAGACAGTGAGAACTTTGGTAAACTTGAAACATTTGTTTTGACCTCAGGTGAATCGGTATATGTTCCAAAAGGTTACGCTCACGGATTTTTAACACTTCAAAGTGGGACAATAGTTAACTACTTGGTTGATAATGATTATTCTAAAGAACACGAAGGATGTATTCAATGGGATACAATAGAAGAAGTGAAAGACATTATCACCAAATACATGAGAGGATTTAACTTTAAAATTAGGATTAGTGATAAAGACACAGAAGGAATCACATTAGAAGACTACAAAAACAAATGACAAAAGAAGAAGTAGAAGAATTAGCCGAAGGCGCAATTCTATTAGACGGATTTGATGAATGTATTACAGGTGTTGTTGAAGAGTTTGGTAATGGTATAAGAATACTTTATTCACGTGATAAAATACTTGAGTCATTACAAAAAGACATGTCTTATGAAGACGCTTTAGAATATTACTACTACAACATTGTTGGTGGACACTTCGGTGAAAGAAATCCTTTGTTTTTACTTTAGAAGTAATTTGCGTAAAATGAAATAATTTTTGGTGCGTATCTTCTTAAAGCAGAATTAATGTTTTCAACTGTCACTTCTTTATTTTCATCTTCAAGTATACTGATTACTCCGTTTACCATTTCACCTTGAGCCTTATCGGCCATATCAACTAATTCATCAAAGGCTTCGTTAGTATCACTATACTTGTGTTCATGAGCCAATCTTTCTTTACCCATATAAAGATATGGAGCCGCCGAAAACATATTAACAACACTAGCCTCTCTTAATTTATTTAGATATCTTTTTATAAACAACATGTTGAAATGTTTTACTAACATCGCATGTTGTGTTAAATCAGTTGATTTATTTTCCTGTATATTTTTTTTCATTTTTCGTTCTCTCATTTCATCAAACTCAGATTCATACATCCATTTATCTTCATCCAATAAATAAAGACTTGACCCATTGTCCCATTTAACAACATACTGAACAAATCCAGGTCCTTTTTGTACTCCTTTAACAGTTCCTCTATCACCAAACGATAGTTGAGGTTCACCTAAGAGTTCAATAATAACAATTCTATCATCAGGTTTAAGTTCAGGATTTAATTTCTTACTCATATATTTATAAATATAATGAAATATATAATTAAAGAATCTCAAAAGCAAATTATCCTTGAAGCAATAAATGATAGGATTAAAGAAGTTCAAGAAGATGGTGTTGAACTAACTAAAAAGATTGTTGAAGACACGAAAACTCATGTTTCAATAAACTTAAAGATGATGCTCACATGGGGTGCGGCAATCGGAGGGTTTATGGGTCCAATCATGCAATGGTTAAATGGACAAGTACCTGAGTTAACAGAAAAAGATTCATCATTGATTGCAGCCGGTATTGCGTCAGTAATATTCTTTCAAGAAAGAAATTTTACCAAATCAATTATTGAAAAAATTAAAGAAGACGGACTTGAAGGTCCATTTAAATTGGGAGCAATTAAAGCCAATCAACTTAAAACTGTTTTAGCAGGTTTTTTAAAGAGTTTGAATTTATCAGCATTCAGTGTGACAAATATGTTAAGTTACGCATTCTTGGTTCCAATCATACCAATGATATATGATGCAGTTTCTGAGGGTATATGGGATATGAAAGATACTGAAATGTTAGTTAAATCATTATCAGCATTTGGATTAATAACAATTTCAGGTAATTTCTTAAAACGACTTATGGATTTAATCGTTGATAGGATTACTAAATAAAATCAATCTTTAATTCCAAATCAGACGTTCCTCTGAATATTCTGTGATAAGTTCCTTCAGGAATTAATAATACTTGTCCTTCAGTTAACTCTATAGGTAGTTGATTATCCATTTGAAATTTCCATCCATTACCCTGAACAACTTCAATCAATCTATCTTCTCTATCACGATGCCATTGTAGTTCACCACTATCAACATCGGATTTAAAAACTCTAATTTTTGAAGTTTCTGTTAATTTTCTATCTTTATACGGTTTCATATTACCAAAATCCTGTATAAGTTTTACCACCCCACAAATAACCAAAACGGTTTAAACGACATGCCCAATATCCGGCAGTTAATCTATCTTTTTTCTTAGAACACTGATGTCTTGCGGCAAATGATTTACGAGCTTTAGGGTTAGATACCTTAGCAGTTAAACCACCATGAACATCACCAAATGAAATCTTCTTAACTCTACCTGTTGACGGGTTCTTTACATAAACAACATATTTCTTTCCACCACCACTATTTCTTCTTGGTTTACCAAGTTCAACTTTCTTTCCATTATGTTCAGCTTCAGAAATAAATGATTCTTCCATCGGAGTATCCAAGAAAACAACTCTACCACTTGATAAAGTTACTTGTTTTCCAAAGTCAGATTCAACAAGTTCAACATCGTCTTCACTTAATTCTACCATTCCTTCAAAATATAACTCACGACCTTCATTAATAACATTAAAGAACTCTTCTGAACCAAATCTGAAGATGTTATCGTTTAGTGGTATATCATTTGTCACATGATAATTAAGATGTTCTGAAATAAGTGGTTTCTCCACTGATTCTGTAAGAACTTTTTTGATAAGTTTTTTGATATTCATTTTTTACTTCGTAATAAGAAATACAACCCAAATAACAATGCTGAAATACAGTAAAAAATTCCTGTGGTAATCCAATAAGAACTTGTGTAGTCTAAAATTGCTTTGAACATTATGTCGAATCCTAGTGGGTTGAAAAACATTGCGAGCATAAGGCAATAGGTGGCAACATTTTCCTTTAGAATTCGTTTCATTTTTGTCATTATCCATTAATGTGGGTTTAAAGTTTATGAACAAGGTTCACTTTATTTATAAATATATTTGTGTGGAGGAATATTTTGTATATATTTGTATTAATAATTAAATAATCAAGTCCTATGAAAAACTTATTTCTTTCAGTATGTTTCATTACAATGTCTGTTCTTGGTTTTTCTCAATCACAATTACCAAGTCACATCAATTTGAAAGAAATTCAAAAAGAATTTATGATTCTTTATTACAAAAGATGTGATAGTTTGGGTCATAAAATATCTGAAGATAATTCTTTACTTTGTCTAACTGAATGTCAGTTAAATTATCTTAAAGATTTTGACGACGTTTCACATAAACAAGAAGTAGGTTCTAAATTTTATTCATTAACCGATAGATATACTTTCTTTTACCCTAAAATGGCGGAAGAATCAAATTCTAATACTGATTTGGGTGAAGTAATTTCTTTAATAGGAACAGGAAAAACTTTACACAAACAAAATAATAAAGAACTTGCAAGAAGATTATTTAACGCTTTTATGAAATCAGACTCACATAGAAAAATTATGGATGAAAAAAAACTAACAAAAGTTAATTTCCAAGTTGGGGTAAATAAATTCAATTCAGTCTATATTGTTGGTATTCTTTCAAATAAAACTTTAAAATAATAAAAAAAGGAGTTAAACTCCTTTTTTTATTGTTAATTATATTTTTATACCAATTGTTTATTTAGAAAAATATCTATCCGAGTAATTTCTTCCACGTCTTTTATCTTTCTTCATTTCTCTTTTTATTTTGTCTGCAGATTTTTTAAGACATTTTTTACTAGGGTCTTCTTGAACAGAATGATGTTTATTTACTCTTTGATATTCTTTATTTTTATGATTTTTTTTCTTTTTTCTATCAAATTTTCTACGTCCTGTAATAATTGAAAATTTCCATCTATATAAAACCGCCCAATATTTTTGACCTTTACTTTCTATTTTGTCAGGGGCGATTTTTTCACCCTCCAAAGTATCTGGTACATTAGGTTTTTCGTCACCGTAATAAAGTTCAACATCAACTGTTGGTCTTACATATCTATATTTTTCATAAGCCTTAGCACCACCTTTATCGGCAGGTTCAGGAGTTCCAAATTGATTTCTTTTACCTTCGTATGTTGCCTTATCTTTTGGGGCCATATTACGTGTATCTACAAAATTATCAAAATTATAATCAACACCTTTAGGTAAAAAAGTATATCCAACAGGTGGATTTGGTCCAGATGTACCATCACCATTTTGTCCTTTAGCATTTATTGTTGTAGTACGTGTACCTGTACACCAATTACCACCTAATTTTCCGTAGGCATTCATTAACAAATATTCAACAGTCTTAGCCCTTGCCTCGGATAATTGAAGAAAACTCATATCTTTTGCTCCCCCTTGATTTCTAAATCTACTAGCACTTGACTCTATATACATACGTTGTATACATATTCCCGCATTAGGATAAGTTTGTCTAATTTTAGCTAAAGCTGTTTTGTATGGTTCAATAAAAGTTGCCATAAATTCATCTATTCCAGGTTGTTTTAATGCCGAGCTATTATTATCAAAGAAATCTTGCTGGACAATTTCCGATGGAATTGTAACAACATCCACTTCCCCAGGTGTTTCATCATCTTCAGGTGGTGTTGTCATAGATGGGTCTGTAAGTTCAAATGCCGTTTTATTTGTCCCCAATCTACAGTATTTGTATGCATCACTCCCTGATTTAGATATAACTGCGTTAATAATATCCGCAGCATAATACATGTCATCTATTTTTATTTTTTCCCATAAATCAATCTGTGATTGGCCAACAAGAATGTTTTTTACATATCCATTATCTCTTTCCTGAAAATTTACTAATGAGTTAACCTTAATCCTCAAATCATTGAACTTTGTATTATCTTCAGTCGCCTGACCTTCAGATTTAAATGCTTCATATTGTTTTGAATAACTACTCTGACCCTGGGTGCGCTCACCTTGGGTGAGTTTAGTCTGTGATTTAGTTATAAATCTTTTTCTATCAGGTGTTTGTTCACTAATAACTTTTTTTATAATATCAACTAAATCATTTTCAGTTAGTTTAACTATTTTTGTCATAATAAAATATTTTATTAATAAATAGACGAAATTTTAAAAAAATTATATACTTATTGCTAAATAAATGAAATAATGGCAGCTAAAGCAACAGGTTCAACGAAGTTATCATTCGGAGTTAAGAAATCAGGTAAATCATCAAAGAAATTTACATCCAATAAAACAAGTAAGAATTACAAAAAACCTTATAAAGGTCAAGGAAGATAAAATGAAAGAATACATTAAAAAACAAATCGGAAACATTAAACAGTTTTCATTTGCCGAGATGACTTCCAATAGTTCAGGAAAGACATCAGGAAGTGGAACGGCGGGTCTTTACATCGTGTTTATCGGAGGTTTGACATTCCTTGTTGGTTGTGTTGATAAAATGTTTTTAAACAACGATATTGACGTTGTAACACAATCAGTAGTCCTTGTTGGAATCGGAGCAAGTCTTTTAGGTTATAGAAAATCAAAAGATAATTCTGAAGAACTTAAGGTAGAAGAAGTACAAGAAACTACTGAAGAAGAAATTAACGGTTAATTCCACCAACGTTCAATATTCTCACTCAAGATTTTAAAAAGTAACTTTCTTGCCCTTTCGTGATTGTATCTTCCGATATTCAAGGCAATTCTTGATTTAACTTCGTATGAAGTTAAATCCTCGTTGTCTATTTTAAAAATATGATATTTTTTATCAGTAACAATTTTCTTATAAACCAATGGATATTTTTTGAAAAAGTCATTTAAGTTTTCTTTTTTCAAACGTGTCTCCATATAATATCCATCCAATACATCTTCAATATCATCACCTGTCGGAACAAAGAAAAAATCTTTATCCTCGTAGTCCATATATTCCATTACATAAAACTCTTCTTGAACTTTTTCCATCAGTTTAACACACAACATCATTCTTTTAGCGTCAAGGTCTGAATTAGTGTGAAAACCTTTTTCTTTAATGTACTTAGCTTGTTTTTCTAACTTGAACTTGAATACTTCAAAAATGTAATGGTCGTCCCAATCTCTATCTTTCCAAATAACAGGAAACCATTTAATCAAATTACCAACAGAGGTGAAAAAACCTCTTACCTTATAACCAATTTTAGACCAATAAAGTTCTTTTATTTTTTCAATCATAATTCAAGAATTGTTTTCTTACTAATTAAACTTTTCTTTAAGGAAACAATACTACATTCAAAGTCCAAAGAATATTGTGTTAATTCTTCAGAATTTTCATACTTTTTAACATAAAAATCAATCAGATTTTCGGCAGATTGAATTTGTCCAAAGTGGGTAATCGAACCAATTACCTTACGTATCCATTGAAAGTCCCTATCCATAGGACAAATATACATAATCTTTTTTAATTATACAATAACGCAGTTAATTGCGGATTACTTTTTTCGTACATACGAATCATGATACCTGCTTCAGTATTCGCATAATTCTCTTGAGATTGGGTGTTAAACCCTTGCAACTTGATATTTCTTTGACGAGCAAACTCGTGAACCCACTCGTGAGCAATAGTTCTTAAAATGTCAATTAACATTCTTCCACCCGCAAGAACTTTAATTCTACCAAGTATTTCACTTCCTGTAGTCATTTTACCAAAACGTTCACCAAGAAGTTGGATATCAACGTCTTTCTTAAGTGGAGAGTTTTTTTGGCAAAATCTCAAGAAGTCCTGAATAACATTTATCTGTTCAGAACCAAGTCCACTAGATTTATCATATAAATTTACTTTCATCTTAACAATAAATATCTTATATTTCTTTTGTATATATAATTATGAAAAAGAGTTTTTTTGAAAAAGTCCTAAATAAAACAAACAAACAAGACATTGACCAATGGTTTGGTGAAAATTCTGAAATCAAAGTTACGGAATTTTCTCATTCAATTAGTCAGAAAAAAAACATTTTATCAGTAAAATTATACCCATCAAATTATGAATACGCTATCGAACTTTTTCCAGAAGGCCTGGAAATTCTTGTCCTACATACTATCAAAAGTCTTTCACTTCCTGAGGATTATATATTAACAACATCTATAGAACACTAAATTATGAATACAAAAGTTTGCAGTAAATGTAAAATTGATAAAGAAATTTGCGAATTTAGAAAATGTTCAAAAATGAAGTGCGGATTTCAGTCTGAATGTAAAATGTGTGCAAAAATAAGTTACAATTTAAATAGAGAAAAAAATTTATTAAATAAAAAAATATACACTGAAAAAAACAAAGATAAAAAATCAGAATACGACAAACACTATAGATTAAAAAATAGACTTAAAAAAAATGAATATCTCCGAAATTACAGAAGAATGAAGAGGTTGAATGACCCAACATTTAGAATTGTTGAAAGTGTAAGAAGTAGAATTAAAATTTTTTTAAAAACAAATAATATTCAAAAGTTTAATAAAACATTTTATATTGTTGGCTGTAAACCTGAAGAATTAAGAAAATTTTTAGAAAGTAAATTTACCGATAATATGAGTTGGGATAATTACGGAAAATGGCACATTGACCATATTATCCCATTATCATCAGCCAAAACTGAACAGGATATATTAAAACTTTGTCATTATACTAACTTACAACCTTTATGGGCAAAAGATAATATTATAAAATCTAATAAAATTATAAAAACTTAAAATTATGCCACATCCAATCGTACATGCAAAATCATCAGCAAAAAAATTCGGAGGAAAATGGGAAGATTATATTGAAATTCATGAATGGTTTGATAATACGAAATCATGGTATGGACATTCATTACACAGAATATGGAGACATCACTCTGAAGGTATATTTGAAATGGAACAACGTTTTGGTGCCGAATTTAAAAATAGTGATGGGAAAACTGTATACACCCGTTATGTCGGTGAACAACATGTAATGGAAGATTGTAACGGATATATTCCATCGGCAAAAGAATGGGTGTTAGCATTAGAAAATAAACAAAGACCTTTATGGATGATTAAAACCATGAAGTTAGAAATTGATGATTGATATTTATTGTTATGGAAGAATTATTTAACAACCCGGAAATTATAAAAAAATTTAAACTTTTACATTATATCTTATTAAGTAATGGTGTTACTCGTATCAGTAATGACTTTTATGTTGATTATGATGGAAATGTTGATTATCACTTTTCACCTTGGACTAATAAAGGTGGTGCTTATGATATTATCCCTAATAAATTATTTGATTTTTTAGATAATTTTTTTGATTCTATAAAAGATGAAGTTTTAGATTCATTAGAAGGTGATGGTGATTCTAGAGCAACGGTATCATGTGAGTATTTAACAACAGATAAAACTTTTACAATTGAAGAAGATATTCAAACTATGGGTTATGAATCATCTTACCAAGAGTTTGAAATTGACGAAAAAGAATTACTTGAAGATATGGTTCAGTGGAAACAAGAAGGTAAACTTAAAATTACAGTTGATTTTAGCGGTGGTGGTGATTCAGGTTATATTGACGATTTTGGATATTACAATGATGGTATCGACAAACATGATTTATCCGCAGTTTGGGAAACCAAGTTATATGATATTTTGGAAAAAAATCATGGTGGATGGGAAATAAATGAAGGTTCTGAGGGAACGTTCATAATTGATAATGAAAACCAAATTATAGAATTAGATTTTCGTATGAATACTGAAGAATCTTCAACAGGTTACGAATTTAAACACCAATTTGAGTTTTAATAAACCTGAATAGTTCTTTGTGGTCTGTCGTCACCAAAGTCAGGACAGAAATAAGTATTATTACCATCGTGGTAAATTGTTCCACCAATTCCATTAGGAATTTTGTGTTTTTCATGGAATTTTTCATCCAAATCTATTTGGTGATTTCCATCATGAATCAAAAAACATAAATTTTCAAAACCACACTTATATTGTTGGTCTTTGTTCTTATGTCTCATGAACTCATCAAAAGACATTACGTATCTTGCGTCTTCGTTAAGGTATCTTTTAACTATAAATTCTAATTGGTTTTCTGTAATAATAAACTTTTTCATATTGTATAAATATATCTATGCTTGGTTATATGTAGTATAATCACCCTTTGAATATAAACTATACTCATGTTTTCTTCTCTTTATTAATTCACCATCTTTCCATCCAGTTGTAAAGTGTTTTTCTATTTCCGGATTTCTGTTTGGGTTGGGGTTAATTTGTATTGCTTTCTTTAAATCTGATTTTGCGTAACCACCAAAATTATATTTTAATGAACACAAGGCATCAAATTGATGTTGTGTCAATTTATTATGCCCACCACCATAAGATAAAATTTCAGGTTCTACTATATTTTTAACATAGTTATTAACTTTTTTTGAGGCTTCCGGTTCAGTTATTGTGTCGCCAGGTCTTACAGGTCTACCATTAATTTTTATTTGACCATACCCGATAGTCAAAATACCGTTTGTGTCTTTATACGGTTCAGAACGAAATCCTTCTTGTTTTTTAATGTAGTCAATAGCCCTTGTTGAACATCTTGTTGCGTAACTATCGCTTGAATTTGATGACTTTTTATCTAAAGATTTTTTAGCAGTCTCAAGTCCAGATTTAATTGTTTTATTTATATCACTAACAACACCTCCCGAATCTGGTTTCATTTGGTCTTTTGGTTGTCCCATAGAAGACCATTTATCCATAAAATTCGGTTCTTCTTTTTTATCATCAGAACCAAAATATTTATTATAGAAATCCATAGTCGATGTCTGTTCATTAATATTTGGTTTTAAAACAGTCATAGCTTCAGGAAAATCTTTATTCAAAACGTCCTCATCTTTATTTGTATAAGGAATATTTTGTAAAACATATCTAATTGAATTTAAACCTGAAATTTTCTTATCATTTGAATCCAAAACAACCCAAGGATGGTTAACTGTTGATGTCTTATCAAAAAGTTTTTGTTTATACTCTGTAAACTTCTCCCACACATCTTGCATCTTCTCATCATTCTCAGAATACTTCCAATATTTTAATGGGGACTTTTGTCTAAAATCAAATCTCTTGGCTTGAGTTTCTTTATCTATTGAGAACCAAAGTTTAAATAGATAATCACCGTCAACAACTAATGACTCCTCAAAGTCCTGAACATTATCCATAAAGTCTTCATACTCTTCTGAAGAACCGTAACCCATTACAGGTTCCACTAAACCTCTATTATACCAACTTCTATCAAAGAAGTTTATCTTACCTCTTTCAATTTGATTACTGTATCTATCCCACCAGTTCTTTCTTTCGTCAGGTGTTGGAATACCGAGAGCAATTACTTTATAATATCTTGGATTTAAGTTTTCAGTAAACTTCTTAATTGTTGAACCTTTACCCGCCGAGTCTCTTCCCTCAAAAACAATAATAACAGTTTTACCTGTTTGTTTTAACCATTCTTGTAATTTTAAAAGTTCAACCTGTAAGAAAAATATTTCTTTCTTGTAAATGTCTTTATTTAAAATTGATGGTTCCTCTTCAGGACTAACAACTTCTTTTTTAGTTTTTCTTTTTTCTAATGACTTAGTTAGTTGTTTAAAAAATTCAAAAACATTAATATCCTTATTACCTTTTAATTTCAAAGTTTTTAATATACCTCTTGTAAGTAATCCAAAATCAACTAAACCTTCTTTTGAAAAACCGTCAATTTTATTAATAAATTTTTGGATTTGAGCACTATAAACTTTGTTGTCTTTTAAAACCGCAACAAGAGATTTAACCTCAGGGCTATACTTTGGTTTTTCAGATTCTGTCAAACCCATATTATTTTTTATCTTACTAACTTCAGTTAATAAATTCCTCATACTAATAAATACTTTTTAATAAGTATTTTGTAAATTAATATAAACCACAAATCCCCTCATTTGAGGGGATTTTTTTATTCTTTAATCTCTTTCATCAACTTACCCCACAACACTGTCTGTAATAGGATAAGACCAACACTTAAAACAAATACAGGCAATGATGGTGAGTTAATCATTAATACAACTGATAATACAAGAGCGAACATTGCTGAAGTCAATTTTAGTTTTAAGTTTTTCATAGTAGTGTTGGTGTTAATTGTTTTACAAATATAAGCAAAAAAACTCCCGATTGGGAGTTTTTTATTATTTTTTTTTAAAAATTAACGTCTTCTAATGTGTCTTCTGATACTCTCAGCCATTGGGTCTCTTGGTTCCTCGTCTTCCATATCCATATCCATACTATCAACATCAGAATCCATTTCTTCACCTGAATTCATTTTATTACTTTCGTAATCTCGGATAATAGACTTAAGTTCCATTGCTTCTTCTTCTTTACCTTCAGTATTTCTTAATTGACCGTAAAGTTCCTTAAGATAATCCCATCCTGCAATACCTAAAAGAGCAATAGTTGTTCCAACCATTGTCGCAATTGCCCCACCAGTACTCATTGCTTCGGGATTAAAGAAGTTTTCAACATCTTCATTAACTCTGTTTCTTTTATTTCTTTTTGTTTCGTTAACTACTGTTTTAATTAATCTAGTTAATTCTGATTCTGATAATCTTACTACTTTTTTCATTTTTTTATTTTTTTATTTTTTTATTTTATCTTGGAGCACCTCTATATGATGTGTTCGGTTTAATTGGTACTACATAATCAGGAGTTCCTTTATAAGTACAAAACGGTCTTGATGTAATTACTTTTGCTAAATCGTTATTTAGATAATCTTCTTTAATACCACCTTTTCTTTGGAAAGGTTGATTAATTTCCCCTAATCCTTTTTCAAATGCTGAGTTACAATTCCATCTGAATTTAATAGGTTCACTACGTCTTTTTACATTCAAAAAAGTACCTGTATAACCATCAACTCCCGCACCTGTCGAAATATCTTGAACTGTAAATTCAACTGTTGGTAAATTATTAATTGTTGTTATTCCAACTTCTTTTATTTTATAGTTTTCAGAAGTTCTTTTACCCTTAAAAATTCCGCTTTCACCTGTGTATTTGTTTAAACCATAAGCATTAAACATAAGAACTTCAGAACCTGTAAGACCTGATACTTCCTTACGAAATTGGTCAGGTGTTTTTGCAGTTAAATCATCGTTTTCTTTTATAACTTTTTTAATTAAATTAATAAGTTCATTTTCTGTTAATCTAATAACTTTTTCTTTTTTCATAAAAAATTCTTTTTTATCTATATAAATACAAAGAAAATTAACTTTTACACTTTTTTATATCAAAAAAAAATAATATAATTGTATATGAGTAAAATTAAAAACGGTGATAATGTATCTGTTCATTATACAGGTAAATTAGAAGATGGTACAGTATTCGACACATCTTTAGCTGAGGGTAGAGAACCTCTTACAGTAACATTAGGTCAAGGACAATTAATTCCAGGTTTTGAAAACGGATTAATTGATATGACCGCTGGCGAAATGAAAACAATTGAAATTGAGCCAGAAAACGCTTACGGAGATATTAATCCTCAACTTGTTAGTGAAGTGTTACTAAACCAAGTCCCTGAAGGTGTTAAAGCTGGGGATATGTTACAAGGACAAAACCAATTTGGTCCAGTAAACGTTGTGGTTACAGAAATTAAAGAAAGTACTGTTGTATTGGACATGAACCATCCATTAGCAGGTAAGAAACTTATCTTTGATTTAGAAGTTGTATCGGTAAACTAATACAATTTCATTTATTTTTCAAAATGTCCCACGTCTTGTGGGATTTTTTGTTTACATTAGCATTATGAATATCTTCTTTTTGGATTGGGATACAAAAAAATGTGCAGAATACCATTGTGATAAACACGTGGTTAAGATGATACTTGAGACTGCACAACTATTATGTGGAGCCCACCATGTAACCCACCAAGTACCCACCAAGTACCGACCAAGTACCGACCAAGTACCGTATAAGTTATCACATAAAAACCACCCCTGTTCAATATGGGTCAGAGAGTCATTATCAAACTATCTTTATCTTTGTGACTTAGGAGTTGAATTATGTAAAGAATACACTTATAGATACGGAAAACGTCATAAATCTCAAGATGTTATTGAGTGGTGTATCACAAATAAGTTAAACATTTGTGATAAAGGTTTTACAGAACCTCCAAAAGCAATGCCCGATGAGTATAAAGTAAAAGACGTTATAGAATCATATAGAAACTACTATAACGGAGCTAAAAAAGATTTTGCTAAATGGAAAAATAGAGATACACCTGAATGGTTTATCCATTCATCAATTGTTGCATCTGAGCAACCAATTGTCCCTGTTGCATCTGAAGTGTTCTAATTCTACCCATTTGTTCATTGTTGAGTTCGAAATCCTCAGATTTAATTTCATTAATTTTGTTATCCAAACGGGTGTGTTGCATTAGTAAGTTACTATACAATTGTGATTTTTCTTCTTGTGTCATAAAATAAAAATAAAAATAAATTTAAAAAAATAAACCCCTTTTTATAAGGGGTTTAAAATTACTTGTTTGACCAATTAAAGTTCAATACAGTGAAAGAAACTTTTTTTGATGACCAATCCAATTCAATTGATAGAATTATAAATGCTAAGACTTTAACAGTAATGTTGATTTCGTCAATTTCCTGTAATTTTAACCAAAGGTTGTTGAATTTCATAATAGTAAGTTTTTATACTATATAAATATAGTTAACTTCCACAATAATCATCACATTCGTCTAACAATTCTCCATCATCATAAACTTCTTGGTCGTAATAGTCTTCATCAGGTAAATTGTTTAATGTCATATTGTTTTTATTTTAGATTACAAATATAGTAAAAAAATTCAATTAATGGTTCATTTACCAATCAATTTTAGGTCCAAATTCCCTTTCGTCAATAATATCGTTTATGTATAATTCAATATTGGGTAACAAATCTTCTATCCTATATTGAATTTCCCCCCTGATATTATCAAAATCATCTCTTAACTGAGTTCTGTAAATATTAATGAGAACTTTTATCTTACCTGACATTACAACATCAACAACCTCAATCTTATCAACAGATTCAACTTCGTGTAATTCATCCATCTCACCCATTCCCCACTCTTCAGACTCTTCTCTTAAACTATCTAATTTAGAATTAATTAATCCTTGAATTAAATTTTTTGTTTTTTCTAATTGTTTTTGGTCTATGATATATTTCATCATCAGATATTTTTATCTTCCAGAATCAGTTAAAAATTTAACACCGTCAAATATATTACAATTTTTTAATTTTACAAAACCACCCGGACATGTTTCTTTGGTTCCTTTAGGTACCAATTTCCATGTTCCACTATAATTCCCATTCCTTGCAACCGCACGATACGTTCCATTAATATTAAGGTGGAATATTGTATTTATAGTTTTACTCTCTCCAACGTATGTTTTACCATTTTTGTCTGCTGAGTCTATTTTGAAGTTACGGTTTTTTAGTTCTTCACCAACATTTTTAGTATTACTTTGTGTGAAATTTGGGTCACTGCTATGAGGTCTTTTTTGTTCGTTAACAGGGTTTGATGGTAAAGGTAAAGGTATTTTAAAAATTTGTTGTAACATGAATAGTATAGAATAACCCATAAGTGCTTTCCCAATACTTTTTGTGTTTATTTTTTTATTTTTGTTTTTATCATTTTTAAAAAATTTTATTAATTTTTGTATCCATTTTGGTTTTGGGTTTCTGTTACTAAGTTCCATGAAATATTGTTTAATTTCAGATTCAGTTTTAGTTGCAAAGAAATTTTCAATTACAGGGCCAAGTTGGTCATCATGAGTTGTCTCAATTTTAAGTTCAAAAGTTGATTTTTCATCACTTTCATTAATAACTCTTTTAACAATGTTAATTAAGTCTGATTCAGTTAGTCTTATTACTTTTTTCATACTAATAAATATATCAAGATACAATAATGTTCACATCAACATATTGCCAGTCTCTGTTTATCATTGTTTTATATTGACTCAAATTTTCTATAATACAATCCCATACAGGGTTTTCAAACAATTCATCATTATCATACTTTATGTCATAAACCAAGTGAACCATTTCATCATAGTTTTTCATAAAATGATGAACCTTTCTAACAAGGTCATCAACAAATATTTTTTCAATTTCAAAAGTGATGTCTATTCTAAAAGATTCACTACTTTCCCAATACATTTCAAAGTTATCATCAACAATATATTTTCCATATATTGTATATATTATGCTGTTATTATCTCTGTATTTTATCTCAACGGTATCTGTATTTAAACATTTCCTTAATTTTTTTTCATTTTCTTTAGGAATATAAAACTCTCCTTTATTGAAATCATTTAATACTATAAGTGATGGACGTTGATATGATTTAATTGATACATTGGCAAAATTTCCAACAGTATCTAATTCATCATCAAGTAAAGAGCTGAGTGCATTGTATGAAAACGGAATGTTATTTGGATTTTTTATCTTTAAGATTGGAACTGTAACCATTTCATTATACAAAGGAACTTTAGTATATTCATCATCATGATAAATTATTAATCCGTGAATCTCTTTTGACTTAAAATAAACGGACATTACTTTAGAAAACGCCTTGTATTTGGAAGGTAAATTACTCATATATTATATTTCGTATTCGTCAGGAATTATTTCTTCAACGTCTTCTTCTGTTGTATTAATCACTCGTTTCATATCTCTCCAATCAATACCATTGATTGATAGAATATGTACCATTGTCATACCTGAATTAAGTTTTTTATCACTAAGTAATGCCCATTCATCCGCAGTATCATCCTCATACATTTTCAAATAATTATATAAGATTGCAATATCAACTTCATCAGTAACTTCAGGTATTATTACATCAACATAAACGTCATACATTTCTCCAAAGTAGTCATCTGCCTCTTCAACAGCTTTTATTTGAACAGGAAGTCGGTACCTTTTGGACAAATCGTCAAGATAGAACTCAATATTACCTCCTAACTTTGAATCAACTAATGCTTTTAGATATGGATATTGGGAAACTTTTTGGATAAATTGTCCCAAACCACCGAAAAACTTGGCAATATCCAAAACAGACCCCCCCTTATCGATTAAACCAATTACTTTTTGTGAAAAATTATCAGACATATAAGATAAATACATTACAAAACAAAAAACCCCACTCAGATGAATGGAGTTAATATTTGATTATAATAAATCAATGACGGGTTTTGCAAATTCCTTAACAATTCGTTTTGAATTAATTTGAAGTAAATCAAACGACTCAAGAGCAAATGGACGACCACCAACCTTTGTCATAAACTCAGATTCAATTCCAGGTTTAAAATTTCCAACAGGTATTGTCTCACCATATCCAGGAAAATCAGAATTGTTTGTACCGAACAAATAATTTACATCACCACCTTTCTCTAAAATTAAAACACTATCTTGACAGAACATCTCACCAAGTTTTTTTATCTTATCAGTAAAAGATGGGTCGTTAGGAAGATTAACAACAAAATAACTATCCTCACTAACTTCAATTTGATTGTCAGACAAAAAGTTCTCAATGTAAGTTCCCTTAACATTTGTTACACCATACCCCAAAGAAATAAGAGTTGATTTCAAATGTTTATTACGAGATTTATTATCTCTAATATTAAGTTTTTTTCCGTCCTCATTATCAATACAATTTATAAGAGAACTTCTAAACGCAGTAATAATTGAACAATCATGTTTTTGAATAAATGAATGTACACGGTTTAAAGATGACTCATTCAGTACATTACCAAATTTGTTTATCATTTCTCTCATTTGTTTACTCATAATAATAAATATTAACAAAAATTATTCTTCGTCAAGATATCTACCAAGATTAACAGGTTCCACAAATGTCCCCTCAAGTTCGGACATTTCTTGTCTATACTCATCTAAAGTTTCAACTGAATAGATGGGAGCAAATAATGGACGACGATTAAATGGGACATTATCTCGGTTTTCCCATTCTTCCAATTCTTTTTCAATATTAGGAATTTGTCGTTTTACATATGAATATTTGTACCACTTCTCGTAGTCCTCACGTGTGGGAACAAATTTAACGTCACCATAGTTATAAATATTCAAATCAGGGTTGTTTGTATAAACATTAAGAATACCCTCATCACCATCATACTGATTACATAACTCCTGAAGAGTATATGGGTTTGTTATACCTTTATCTTCCCAACTTCTTCCATAGGAATGAACTTTACAGATATAAAAATATCCGTCTTCAAAAGAATAAATTTGATTACTAATCTTGTCTTTCAATTCAACAAGTTGTTCGATTGTGTAATTAGATAAATCCATATAAAAAATTATTTTAAAGTATCAATAAACTTTTTTAAATCAGAGAATGATGTACCTGATAATTTGTTTTTCTTTTTAAACATTTTATGTACCTCTCCATTCTTCTTAACTGTTGCTCGTAAAGAAACCTTATCGTTATTAAGGTTAGATTCCTTGGTTCCGTTCATAGCGGTTGTCTTAATTTTATCTAAAACTTTTTTATTTAATACAAAAAACTCAGGAATAAAATCATTTTCACAATCAATGAAACATAAAATATAAAAATCAAAATTTTGCCATTGTCTTAAGTGAGTTAAATGATAAGAATTTTTCTTATCAAGAAACGTACATTTCATTTCAGCAAAAAATTTACCAAAAAAAGCATCACCTCTATCCAAAGATGCAGAAATAGATAATATACCTAATTCTTTAATTAATTTAGCCTGAATTTTACCACCGTATGAACAAGGATTCAAATTAATATAACAATAACATAAAAAATCAATTAAGTCTAATCCAAAATCAACGTCTTTATTGTCAATGTATTTTTGTTTTGCTAATTTAAGAAAATTTAACATAGTAGAGTAGGGGTTTAATGTTGAACGACAAAGATAAATAAAAATTATAGTATTTCCAAATTAATTCCAAGTAATTCACATATATTCATAACATGTCTTACTTTAACTTCAGTAGAACTATACCCACTAATATAAAAGTTATCATTAATTTTTTGTGATTGTTTTAATACCAAGTCATTGTTAGAAAGATAATATTCATGTATACATTCTTTAAACATTTCAAAAGGATGAATCTTAGAAATATCAGAAATAAATGATACGTAATTCTTGGTTGTAATAGTACTATCGTAATTTTTACCTAATACTTTAAATTTAAAAATGGTTTTAGAATTCTTTTTCTTTTTTGGAAACTTTTCGTCATATAGTTTATTAACTATATCAAAAAGCTCATCAGGACATGTTTCAATAAGTTGTTGTAATTTTTCCATAGTATTATATTTTTTATAATAATACTAATAATGATTTTACTAGTCAAATATTCTAGTAAAATACTAAAACTGCATGTTAATTCTCTTAATCTCTATTCCAAACTTATCTTTATAATATTTCTCAATACCTTCACCAACTGAATTTCCAAATAAAACACGCATCTTTTCAAAAAAAGAATAATCAATCCATAATGTCCCGTGATTATTTCTGTGGGCAATTCTTACAGGGTGACCATCACTATCAACGTCTTTCCTACTAAAGAAATGAATATACCCATCATCTTTGTCAATGTTCATTTCAACATCACCATAGGTAGCCTCCATGTACCTCTTAATAACCTCATTTAACTTACTCTCGGTAATAATATATTTCATATTACAATAAATATTTTATATAAAAATAACATCCCACACCGCAGTGGAATCTCCGTTCTTATCTTTAGGGAATAATAATTTAAACATAGTGTCAATATTATCATCAATCTCTGTACCCTCGTCATAAGCGTGATAACTACGACCACCTGTATTTAGTATAATTTGATATACAGGATATGTCTTATCTTTAACTTTCCAATTTTTTGTTTCTATCGAGACATCACCATTAAACCATTCGTATTTAGATAATAGGTTCTCAAGATATTCTTTAAAGAAATTAACTTTCCTCATTTGTAAATTCTGAGACTCGGTGATAATGTATTTCATATTCTACCTAATATTATTTAGCCCTTTTCACCCTTTTTTCAGGAGGTCTTACAAATTTAATATTATTTGTTTCTTCCCAATCCTCAATAAATTGTCTTGCAACTGTTTCAGGAATTCGTTTATCCATTAAATGTTCAATTGCGTCTTGAATTAATGTGTTTCTTGGGTCATCAAAATTTTTCAATTCAGAATCAACCAATTTAGCCATTCTTGAATCTTTTAATTTTTTAGGTAGTGGTTTAGTACCAATCTTATGTGGTATTCTTGTTAATAAGTTTGTTCCTACTAATGCTGCGGTAATTATACCAGCAACCATTGCGCTATCAATGTCTTGGTGTTGTGGATTCAAGGTATTAATAGTAACTGCTCCTGTCATAAGAGACAATACTGTAGTTGCAAATCGTGTGATTATTTTTGTAAGCTCAAGTTTATTTTTTTCAGCTTCGGTATCAACAGTGATACCCCTTCTAGAAAACCCTATTGATTCACTAACCGTATCACCTTCAATAACACTATCAACAACATCTTCAGCAACGTCTTTAAATTCATCTTCCCCAATAGAGTTGTATAGTTTCCCAAGAGTTAACAAATCTTCTTTTGATATGTTATTAAGAATTATATTGGTTACCTCGTCAGTTATTTGTTGTTCCTCGTTTTCACGAATAATACGTTTAACAATTCTTGTCAAATCAGATTCTGTTAATTTTACAATCTTTTTCATATTACAATAAATACTTTAGAAATCACTACCAGCTCCACCACCTCCGAAACTACCTCCACCAAATCCCCCAAAACCATTATTGTTGGTGTAATCATCATCATCAAAATCATAATAAACTCCATAACGGGGAATTGGTTCGTCTTCTTTCTTCTTATGTGGTGAAACACGAGATAAATTAATTTGAGCTTTTTCCAACTCCATATGTAATTTTTTGTCGGTTTCAAATATATTTTTACATAACCCGACAAACTTCTGAAACAGAGGGTTATTTTCATCCATAAAACCCATATCACCATAACCCTTTGTATGTTTTGGAATCTGAACAATAACATCAGAAGATGGAATACGACCAACATCCATATTTTTTCTAACATTAAACACAACAACACTTGCAGTTGTCTTGATACCATCAATGACTATCTCACCCTTAGAATAAATTACAAGGTTTACATCCTTTTGATGTGTTCTACGAGCATCTGTACTAAAATCACCAGAATCAATAGAATCAACAACAAACTCAAACAACTTCAGTTTTCTATCATCCGTTAACTTTAAAGGTTTAAAGAATAACATCTTCTGCTTCAATTTATCTGAGAACGACTGTTCTTCTTCTATAACTCTTTTAACTATTTTAACCAAATCTGATTCAGTTAATCTTACAATCTTTTTCATATTACAATAAATATATACCAAATAAAAAACCCCTCACATGGAGGGGTTGTATAATTTAATTTTGTTTTACATATCATTCCAACGTTTGGGATTAAACCATCCAAGATGTCTACCGGTATCCTCAAAACTTTGACGATTATTATCATCATAATCTTCTTCCTCCTCATCTTCTTCACCAACAATAGCATAGTTCAATTCGTCAAGAACAGAATACTTATCAATCTCATCGTCATTAGCATTTAAAAAGATATCACGACCAAGATACTTAACCAATGGTATACCCTCTTCAACATAAGCATTATATAACTCAATAATATCACTTGGTGATGCCGATTCACCTCCAAATTCCATTCTAACTCCCTTGAAACCTTTAGATATGAAAATATCCTTTTCTTCATGTCTATTTTCATTAACTTTACGTTTTGGTTTATCTTTATTATCCATATCTCTAACAATAGAAAATACATCCTCAAGTTTAGATAACGCTTCTTTCTTATCTTCATCATTAATTGAATTTCTCAACGAATGTAATAATGTATATAAATCTTTTCCTTTTTCTTTTGGAGAAGACTCTTCTTTAACAACTCTTTTAACTATTTTAACCAAATCTGATTCAGTTAATCTTACAACTTTTTTCATAATATATAATGTTTACTATAAATACTTAAATTTTATTTTTTAATGATTCTTTCCAACCAAAATAAAAACCTACACCAACAATTATATTCATTCCAAAAGACGCAATAACCTCATAAATGTCGTTATAAATATTAAGTGATAGATGGACATGACCAACAACCCAAAATGGAATAGATAGATTCTCAGCAATCCATATGATAAGATATTTTAAAAATTCTTTCATATAAATAAGTATCTAAAAACAAAAAAGGGGGTAGGGGGAATTGGAACAACGGAAAAAAAATTATTTTTTCTTTTTGAATTTTTTTCTATATGTAATTGTATCTTCACTTTCATGATGTTTCATATCAAAATCAATACAATCAATATCTTCACCAATAATATCAGAAAAATATTTAATGAGTATTTTTGAGAATATCTTCTTCCTAAAAATCGGAACAAAGTCTGTTATCTTTAATATAGTAACCTCATATATTACAAGTTCATATTCACATCCCTTATCGATATTAGGACTTTTTTTTGTGTTAATATAAGCAACTTCCTCACCATCAACAGTAATATCATAAGTCAAATAACCCCCACCTTCATCTTTGTTAAATTTAACATCCTTAAAAAATGCATCAATTAACTTATAGACAAGTTTAGAATATTGTTCCTTTGTGATTTTGTATTTCATATTATTTTCTTTTAAGGTTAGTATATCCTTTATCAATATAATTCTTCAAATAAGTTTCAACCTTATCTGTAAAAAATTCAATAACCATTTTTGGTGGCATAAATTGAAATTCACCCCTACGTTCAAGGTGTGGAAAACGACCATCAGGTATTAACCGATTAAATAGGGAATCATATTTAAAAATAAAATCATACCCATTATTATATCCGAATATTTTCCCGTCTTTATAAAAATATACCGTCGCAGTTATACTATCACGTCCATTATCACTCATATACGAAATATAAAATGTGATATTAAGTTTTTTAAGAGTTTTTGAAATTAACTCGGAAGATTGGTTTTCAGTTATAACGTATTTCATATTACAATAAATACATCAAAACAAAAAAGGGGGTAGGGGGGATTGAACAACAAAGAAAAAAATTATTTTTTCCCAAAGATATTCATAAACTCTTTTTCGTAATCACGTCTCTCAACCTTAACGGTGTTTACCTGAAACTTAACAAACTTAACATCAGTATATATCATAGGAAATGACATGTTGATTTTATCACCCAACTTCTCAGGAGATAATACCTCACTTGAATCCCAATTGTATCTAACATCAACATATACCAAATACGTTGGAGTAGATTCAAAACTATCAACAGTATATGTAAATTTAGTTTCAAACTTATTAATAACAATTGAATTAATACCAGGTAAACTCTTCTTAAGAACCTTGAATAATAATTCAGGAAAAACAAATTCACCATCCTTATTATACGTTCTGTTGTTCATTGAAGAAACACGATAATCATTATCAATATACGGATTAACAGTCATTCCACCATTAGTTATAGTATAATTACCATAATCCCTTGTTAACAAAACATTATCTCCTAAAATATTCATCATACCAATATTCTCTTCTTCAGGTTCCATATATATTTTTTTTACAAAGATAAAACAATAATACTAATTTACCAAAATTTATTTTTTACATATATCAATAATAAGAAAAAAAAATGAAATAAAAAACCCCTTGAATAAATCAAAGGGGTCGGTCCAACAATACTATCATTGGAGAGGTTAATTTTTCATCTTCTTATACTTAGAATATCCTTTCTTAATTTTTTCATTAAATTCAGGTGTCTCCATTAATGAAAATAATTCCTCCACTTTCTCTCGTGGTAAGTCATAATCCATTTCATAAGCCATACACCCCAAAGTTGTCCAAACAATCTCCTCCTTATATTCATCGTAATCTTCCGCATCATAATCATTAGGTTTTAACCCAGGTATTACCTGACCAAGAATCTTATCTATAAATTTTATCATATTACGACTAAAAGATTTTTTCTTATCTTCATTAATCACACGTTTAACAATATTAGTTAAATCAGATTCCGTAAGTGTTACAATCTTTTTCATATTTTATAAATACCAATTTTCCAAAAAATTTCCCAAAATTTATTTTTTACATATAGGGAACATTTTAAAACAAAGGGTCGCTTTTCTAAAAAAATTTTCCAGGATTTTTTCGAGGGGATTATCCCCCCTATATGACCAAAAAACCCCCTATATAAGGGGGGATACGGGAGGGGGGACCCCATAGGTAGGGGTATAGGAGGGGGTAGTAGGGGGTGTTGATAACTTTTAATAAGTATCCCCTCCCCTTTACATTAGGTCACATCCTTTTACCACTGCTACTATGGTAACCATTAGTAGACAGTATAGGATGATTGCCTGATTGGGTGTGATGGTAAATCGTTTCATCTTATCGTCTGTGTTTCTTAGGGGTACACTGATGTTGTAGTTGGTTCTTCCCTTTGTTCACACGTTTAGTTTGTTTGTACATCTTCTGTTGTGTGTTAGAATGTTTCTTGTAGTTGTACCCATGTTGTGGGGTAGAACAAGATGTTAGTATAACGACTAACATGATTAGGGGTAGTATGTATTTCTTCATAATGTATAGACTACAAATATAGTTCAAAGGTTTTATATATACAAATTATTTCTTAGATAAATCAAGTAGTATGATTGGTAGTCTATCTTTATCAACATATGATAACACATCATCGTAGTCAGATAGTTTAATCCAATCACCTTGGTCACCCCACCAAGCGGCTACTTCAAAGGTATCCACTCCATCACCACGTAACATATTCATCCCACCGACAATAGATTGAAGACCACCACCGACAATAGATACTGTGATATTGTTGGGGAGTGTAAGTAAACCTTGTACCGCACCCTTTACCACACCGTGGGGTTTGAAGTCAAAGTCTTTAATGGTATATATCTTCTGTCTCATTACTACAAAGGTAGGGATTTATTATGTGATAATATATTTGTTTATTTAAAAAATCCGCCGTAACTTAGCTTGGTGCCTTATATATTTTTTTTTATAAGAAGAGCGTCAACACAAAGATACGGCGAAGAAAGTTAATATCCTAATTTTTTATTAATTATTTTCGTTGTAACTTAGCCCCGTAAGTGTACCTTATAACGATAAGGGGATAAAGGGCTGGCACGGTTAATGCTTGGAGTGTATACTCCACCCTGCTTTTAAAAAAAAAGAAGATTTTTTTTGTGGGGGAAGAAAATTGTTGTATATTTGTAGAACAATAAACAACCACTATGAAAATCACCCAAGACAAACTATCAACCAAATTGTTAATGAGATTCATCAAGAAGCAGAACCTTGTTGTTATGACTGACACATGGAACCACTTCGGTGAGGTGTCGGTTCGTATTGTATCTGTGGGTGAGACAGACAAGTGGAATTGGAACACCAATTCTTATGGTCGTGTGATTAACATAGAGGTAACCCTAAAGAGAGAAGGTCACCGTTACGCCGAGTCATCAATCCCAAGTGTTAACTCTTGGCGTAGTCATCACAGAGCAAGTTACTTCAAGAGCAGAAAGTGGTCAGCTAACAACGGAGCACAGAAACTTATCAACAACACAATCATCCCAACCTTCTTCAAAGCTGCCTCTATCCCATTACCAAGACACAATGACGAAATCATCGGGAACATCACCTACAAATTCATCGACTAATATGAAACTCAAAGATAGATTAGATACATACACAACCACCGAACTTCGTAAGATGGGGTTACAACTTATAACCATAGTTAGAAAGACACTCGGTCATGGAAACAAACCATCCCCGAAACTGAAAATTAGAAACGGGTTAACAAATCTCTATGGTCAATACGATTATGAAGCATTAGTTATTAACCCATCCACATGTGATACTGTTGATAAGTTTGTAAAAACAATCATACACGAATACACCCACCACATACAAAGGGGTATCAAACGTAACTACGCATCATCACAATCAAAACATGGTTATTGGAACTGCCCCTTTGAAGTGGAAGCTCGGGGGAATGAAACAAAGTACAAGAGTATTGTATGGAAACAGTTTAAACAAATCCCTTAACATGGTTGTCCAAAATACGTATCGGATTTTCCTGACCCTTGAATAACTCCATGAACTCAGGGGTCAGTGAATACAATGTCAGTATCTTCATGTCCCCTTGGTATGTAGATGATGCTTTCCTATACTCCATCTTACCCACCTTTTCCCCATTATAATATAGGGTCACAGCAACAACATCCCGTAAAGGGTCAGTTACAACCCTTAAATTTTTCAGTATGTCAGGTATGGAAATGGGGTTAGACATATCGTCAGGGGGAATTGTTGATAAATTATTATTCATTTTTTCTTGATTTTGTCAAAATGTCAGGGGAGCGTCAGATAAGGGATAATCCCCTTGACGGGTTTTAGACATATTAACAACTATAAATATAGTGTATATTATGTATATTGTCCATAGGTAAATGTTCCCACTTTTTACCACTGACGTATATGTGAGAGGGGTTTTTGGTTATATGAAAAGTGAAAAAAGTGGTCCTCCTGATAGTGTGAGAAGGGTTTTTTTAACTATATACATTTTCCAGCTAAAAATAGGATGTAACAATAAAGTGGCGTGGACAGACTTTAGTTGTTTAAATCCTTCAACGAAAAGTGTATTTTATAGTGTCTTCAAGGGGGTTTTTAAGATTTCCCCTTACCATATAGACACATGATATGGACAATTATAGTGGTGGTAAAAAGTGGGACATAATGTGTTATATAAGGGATAACCCTGTAGGGTTATGTTCCCTATAAAGAACATTGTCCCTTTCACATTCCACCATATATTTTATACCCTAACAGGTATACTAATATCATCTTATATACCCTTTAGGGTATTTCATTATCCCGATGGGGTACAATACCATTAACAGTAATATGTTATGTCCCTTCATAGTATGTGTCTTTCATTATGGGGGATTATTATAGATTAGTGTTGTACGTTAATTATAGATTCATACAATAGGGGAAATTAGGAAGTTCTTGACCTGATGAAATTAGGAAGTAAACAAATGAATGAACCCATTAGTGTAATGACCCGAAGGGGAATGGAACGACACGATAGTGGAATGGGGGAATGAGTTTGTTTAGTTCATAATTTCTTACTATATTTGCTCTATGGTTATTACAGATAGATTAAAACAACTTATTTTTAAACACCTATATAAAGAGTTGGGTGATTGTGAGATTATTCCTTATAATGGGTCTATATGGTTTATTAATAGGGATAATAAATACTGGTACTTTGAACTTGATGAGTCAGGTACTTTATGGTGGAGATACGATTTTTTTAATTCGTTTTTTCAAATATTCTCCATGAGTTTGGATGATTTTTGTCCTGTTCTATCTTCTTGGGTGGAAGAGGTCTTAAATCATAAGGTATCCACAACCTTCATTCCACTTCCAATTACAACGGACAAGGTGGAAGAGGTCTTAAATCATAAGGTATCTACAACCGTGACAGGTAGCGGTGTTGAAAGCATGATGGTGGAAGATGTATTAAATCATAAGGTATCCACAACGTGCGATGTTAAAGTTCGTGTTCCTTGGAAGGTGGAAGAGGTATTGAATAGTAAGGTATCCACAACTAATACTCACAATGCTCATATCCGAACACGGGTGGAAGATGTATTAAGTCATAATGTTAAGGTGTCTACAACTACCATTCTCAAATACCCCGAACATTCATTGGTGGAAGAAGTATTAAATCATAAGGTATCTACAACCGATTCACTTGATTACGTTGGAAAAATTGAGGTAGAAGAGGTATTAAATCATAAGGTATCAACATTGGAAGCATATTCTGGACCCTTCACAAGAGGGGTGGAAGAGGTATTAAATCATAAGGAATGTACAACGGATGTAGAAATGTCTGTTATGAACTATGTGATGGAACAGGTCTTAAATCAATAATAGTTATTATCTTTATGATATTTATATGTAATGAAATATCTTATCACAGAATCACAATTAGACAGAGTAATCTTTAGATATTTGGATATTAAGAACTTTATTCAGATTAAAAGAGGAAACACAATATACTTTGTTAATTCGGAAGATGATAAATATGCCCAAATCAGATATGATAGAAACGATGGTTGGTGTTATATACGCCATGGATTAATTTACGAAATTTCTTCTTTCTTTTCTTTGGACATATATGATTCTAAGGAAGTTATCGGTAGATGGGTTGAAAATACTCTACAAATGAGGGTTACTTATACCCGTTTGGTCTTTCACGATGTGAACAATTTGTTTAAAATACCTAACTAATAGTAATAATCTTCCACTCCCC